TCACCACCTACGGCGCCGAGTTCCAGGCGTGGAAGGTGGTGACGCCGTACGAGGACGTGCAGATCGCCTGCGCCAAGACCGGCGAGGACATCGAGCGCGGCGGCACCGTGTGGCTCGACCCGGTCGAGACGAACATCCCCGCCCTGGTCTACGGCGGCTTCATCGAGGCCATCCCCGAGGCGAAGGCGCCGGCGGCGAAGACCGCGCGGACCACCGAGGCCTGAGATGGGCAGCTACGCCGCGAACAACGTCACGACCTGGTTCTCCGGCTACGACATGACCGGCGACCTCAACTCGACGGCGCTGGCCATGTCGTACGACGCCCTGGACGCCACGGTCTACGTCGCCGCCACGAACACCACCCCGGGCCGCGTCCGTAAGGCCGGCCTCGAGGACGTGCAGCTGGACGAGGCGGGCTTCTGGGACTCGGCTGCGACGGCGATCGACCCGATCGCGTTCACCGCGCTGGGCGGCACGTCGCAGGTGGTCTCCAATTCCAACGACGGCGCCGAGCAGAGCGTCGCCTACTTCTACCGGGCCCGCGAGTTCAACTACGAGGTGTTCGGCAAGGTCGGCGAGCTGGTGCCGTTCCGGCTGACCGCACAGTCCGCGCGTGGAGCCGGTCTGGCGGCGGTCGCCGCGGTCCACGGCCGGGTGCTGAAGACGAAGGCCGACGTGTCCGCCACCGGCGCGACCGGCACCGCCTATCAGCTCGGCGCGGTCTCCACGGGTCAGTACCTGTACGGGGCGCTGCACGTCTTCTCCGCCGGCACCACGATCACCGCGGTGCTCGAATCGGACTCCGACAACACGTTCGCGTCGGCGACGACGCAGGCCACGTTCTCGACGATCACGACGGTCGGTGGTACCTGGGCGACCAGGGTGGCCGGGCCGATCACCGACACCTGGTACCGGCTGCGGGTCACGGCCGTGACCGGCACGTTCTCGATCGCCTGCGTCGCGGGCATCAAGTAAGGAGCCCTCATGTCCGCTTTCGCCCTGATCGATTGCCGCTTCGAAATCAACTCGGTGGTGATGTCCTCGTACACCACCGGCGTGACGCTGCCGATGGAGTACGAGGCCCTCGAGGACACCGCCTTCGGCGACGTCGCCCGGTCCCGGGTTGCCGGTATCGCCGACAGCACTCTGTCCGCCCAGTTCAACCAGGACATGGCCGGCAGCGCCACCGACATCACGCTCTACACCGCGTACGCGACCAAGGCCCCGGTCGTGGTCAAGGTCCGCGCGACCACCGCGGCGATCTCGGCGACCAACCCCGAGTACGTCGGCAGCTACCTGCCGAACCAGCACAACCCGTTTGGTAACAGCGTCGGCGAACTGGCGACGACGCAGATCTCCTGGCCGCTGTCCGACGCCGACGGCATCGCCCGCAACACGGCCTGATGCTGGACGTCGGTATCGGCGGCGGCGCCCAGCTGCACCAGCTGGCGCAGGCCATTCGCGCCACCGGTGACAAGGGCCTCGGGCGGGAGATGGGTCGGGCCCTCGCCGCGACGACGAGGCCGATGCAGCGGGAGATCGACGCCGAGGCCGCCCGGACCATGCCGAAGGCAGGCGGCTACCAGCCGCTGCTGTCGCAGTCGCTGCGACACAAGACGTCACGGCGCACCAGCAGCCGCAGCGCCTCTCTCCGGCTGCTCACCTACGCCGACGGCACCGGCGAGCGACGCGACGTCGAAGCCCTTGAAGCGGGCGACCTGCGGCACCCGGTCTTCGGCCGCTCCCGGACGGTCCGCGGCCGCGGCCGCGTCCCGAACCCGTGGTCGGTGACAAAGATCCGGGCCGGCTTCCACCAGCGCGGCACCGCCAGCGCCGGCGACGAGGGCGAGAAGCAGCTCGGCGCCGTCCTGGACGACTTCGCCGCACGACTCGCGAAAGGCTGACCTGTGCTGATCCTCAAGCCGTGGCGTGTCCGGCTCACCGACCCGGACGACGTCGCCCGCTACGGCGGCCGGTGGTGGGTGTACGACGAGGCGGCGGTCATGCGGCTGCCCGTCGACGAGCTCCGGGCGATCGAGGCGCAGATCTACCCGATCCGGCTCAAGGGCGCGATCGACGACAACCGCGAGTCCGGCGTGATGGGCGAGCTGATCGCCTTGTGGGTGGCGATGCGCATGGCCGCCGACCCGGAACATCCCGCACCGCGCTTCGCCGACTTCAAGCCGCTGATCATGCTCGCCGACTGGCAGCGGGTCCCGGACGAGGAGGTCGACCCGGGCACCCCTTTGGCCGAGGACCTGACTTCTTCGCCAAGCACGGAGACGGCGGAGTAGCGGCGATCCTCGCCGAGGTCGAGCCCTGGTTCACCTTCACCGCTGGCATCCCGCCACATCGCCTCCGACAACTGTCGCTGTGCCAGATCGCCGACCACATCGCCTTCCACGACGACCAGGCGCGAGCGCGAGGAGGCTGACATGGGTTCATCGAAGCGTGAGCTGCTCTTCGACCTTCTCGCCCGGGACAGGACCAAGCAGGCCACCGACTCGGCGTCCCGCAACCTCGAGGACGTCGGCGACGCCGCGGACGACGCGGCCAAGTCGACCGACAAGCTCTCCAAGAGCTCCAAGGGCGCCGGCGACTCCACCGAGAAGCTCGGCAAGAAGGCCGACGAGAACGCCGTCCGGATCGGGAAGCTGAACCGCGAGGCGGATCTGCTCGAGCGCGAGCTCCACTCCCTCGCGCGGGCGTTCACGGACACCGACGACGCCGCCGAGCGGATGGACCTGTCGCGCGGGGTCCGCCGCCTCGAGAACGACCTGCGCCGGGTCAACAAGAGCAAGGGCCTGCTCGAGGGCATCATCCCCGACGAGCCCGACCAGGAACGCTCGAAGTCGTGGGGCCGCAAGCTCATCGCCGGGATCGGAGCCGGCATCACCGACGCCGGCGCGGGCGTCGCAACCAAGGCCGGCGCGTCGGTGGGCCCGGTCGTCGGCGGGGCGATCGCCGCTGCCGCCGCCCCGGTGCTTATCTCGTCGCTCGGCTCGGCGCTCGCCGCTGGAGTCGGCACGGCCGGCATCGGCGCCGGTGTCGCCCTGGCCATCTCCAAGGACGATCAGCTCAAGCAGGCCGGCGGCAACATGGCCAAGCAGGTCGCCACCAGCTTCCAGGACTCGGCGGCCAAGTACTTCAGCGGTCCGGTCCGGCAGTCCATCGGGATCCTCGGCGGTGCCGGGGAGCGGGTGGCGAAGCAGTGGGACGGCGCGTTCAAGGCGTTGTCCGGCTCGGTGGTTCCGCTGACCCGGGATGTCGCCGCCGGCGTCGAGCGGATCAATCAGTCAGTGGTGGGGGTCGCGGCGAAGAGCGGCCCGGCCGTCAAGGGGCTGGGCGATTCCTGGCTCTTGCTGTCCGATGCGGTCGGGGACGCGCTCGACACGCTGTCCGACGGAAGTGGCGAGGCCGCGGGCAATCTGGTTCTGCTGGCCGGCGCCACCGCGGACGTGCTGAAGCTGTCGACGAACTTCCTGGGCGTGGTCGGCGAGCTGAGCGACAACGCCTGGCTGACCGGGCCGCTGCTGCCGCTGGTGTCCAAGCACTACCGCGACCAGGCGGAAGCGGCCCGTGCGGCGGCCGCGGCCAACGAGACCGTGGCCGGCGCGTACACCACCGCAGAGCTGGCCGCCCGCGGGAACGCGGACGCGGTGGCGTCGCTGAACACCGAGCTGAAGAAGCAGGCCGATCCGGTCTTCGCCCTGCGCGAGGCCCAGATCAAGCTGGCCGCGGCCCAGGACAAGAGCACCGAGGCGATCAAGAGGCACGGGGCGGGCAGCAAGGAAGCCAAGGCCGCGACCCGGGATCTGGCTACGGCTGCACTCGACCTGCAGGGCCGTGTCGGTGCGCTCGGCAAGGACTTCGACGGCAAGCTGACGCCTGCGATGCGGTCGACGCTGGCCGCGGCCGGGCTGACTGAGCGGCAGATCAATGACGTCGAGGGCGAGTTTGGGGCGGCGCAGCAGGCGGGCGAGAAGTACGCCAAGACGTACGCGGCGACGACGAAGGTCTACGGCGCGGCGTCCGTCCGTAAGTCGCTGTACTCGGTCGCGGATGCGGCGAGGGACATCCCGCGTTCGGTGACGATCGCGATGCGGATCACGGGCGGAACGAGCGTGAGTAAGGCTGCGGCGGCGATCCGTAAGCAGTACTCGACGGGCGGTGTCGTCGACGGGCCCGGCACCAGCACCTCCGACTCGATCCCGGCGATGTTGTCGAAGGGCGAGTACGTCATCCGCGCCGCCGAGGTGCAGAAGCCCGGCGTGAAGTCGATCCTCGACGCGCTCAACTCCGGCGTCAGCTACGGCATGCAGCCCACCTCCGGCGGCTGGTCGGCCGCGGCAGGTCCGGCCCCGACCCGGGCCGGCGGAGGCGTCCAGACGGTCAGCGTCGTGCTCGACGTACGCGGCGCCGACACCGAGTTCGGCCGGCTGCTGTTGAAGGTCCTGCGCACTCAGCCGGCGACCGCCGCCGGTGCGGCCCGACACCTCGGGGTGTCGTGATGGCGTTCCCGACGACTCCGCTGCCCGTGGTGGTGAGCATTGCCCCGGGTGCCGACCCGGTCGATCCGGAGAGCTGGAATTTCACGGAGATCACCACCGACGTCCGGGTTGCCGGAGGCATCACGATCCAGGTGGGACGCCAGGACGAGGGTTCGCAGGTCGATGCGACCCAGGTCCGGGCGACGGTGGACAACTCCTCCGGCGACTACAGCAGAGTCAACCCGCTCGGGCAGTGGTACGGGCAGCTCGCCAAGGGCACGCCGCTGAGCGTGGCGGTTACCCGGATCAACGACGCGTTCGGCCGCACCACCTCCAACGGTTGGGGCACCGACACGGTCTCGGGCCTGTCCTGGACGCATACGTCGGCGTCCGTGTGGGCCACGACCGGCAGCGCCGCCACGTGCGCGTTTCCGACGGCGAACGCGGCGGCCACCGCGGTGCTGGCGGACGCGGGCGCTCCCGACGCCGAGGTGACCACGGTGGCGTCGCTGGCCGCGGTCGCGACCGGTGACTCCTGGGTGCACGCGACCCTGGTCCGATACACCAGCATCAGCAACTACTACCGGCTGCACACCGAGTTCCGCACCGGCGGCGTGATCGGCGTCAAGATCGCCAAGGTGGTGGCCGGCGCCACCACCGACCTGACCTCGGTCATCTCCACCGGCGTCTCCTACTCGGCCAACACCAGGATCCGCACCCGGGTCAGGGCGATCGGGCCGACGCTGCAGATCCGGTGCTGGCTCGACGGCGGCACCGAGCCGACCACCTGGCACGCCCAGGTCGACGACACCGACCTGTCGGCCGGCGCGACCGGCTGCCTCGAGTGGCGCGTCTCGGGCAACACCAACGTCGGCACCCTGACCGCCACCATCGACGACTTCCGCATGGACGCGATCCGGGCGGCCACCCCGGTCCCGGAGTGGCCGGTGCGCTGGGATCGGTCCGGCAACGACGTCACCGCACCGATCGTCGGCGCGGGCATTCTGCGCCGGCTGAGCCAGGGCCAGAGCGCGCTGCGGTCGCCGATCTACCGGCAGCTGCTGCGGTACTCGCCGGCCGGGTACTGGGCGCTGGAGGACGGCAGTGATGCCACCTCGGCCGCGTCGGCAGTCGCGGGCGGCTCGGCCGCGACGTTGTCGGGCGTGACGGTCGGCGCTGACGGCCCGCCCGGCTCGTCGTCGGCGATCACACTCACTGCGGCCGCGTCGTTGATCCGCGGCACGGTCTCCGGCGGGTCGAACACGGCCGACGGCTACGCGGGCATGGTCTTCATCAAGCTGTCGGCGTTGCCCGGCGCCGAGACGACGGTGCTGATCCTGGAGGGCACCGGCACTGTGGCGTCGTGGCGGATCACCGCCGACGCCACCGGATTCAGGGTCTACGGCACTGCGCTCGACGGCAGCGCGGTGGTCACACCTGGCGGCGCAACCGTCTACGTGATCGATCCGACGCAGTGGTTTGCGATCCAGCTGGAGACCGCGGAGTCCGGTGCCACCGTCAACTGGACGTTGCTGTGGTACCACGTGGGCGACACGAGCTTCTGGAGCATCGGCGGCTCGTTCGCGGGCACCGCCGACAGGCTCACCGGGTTCCGGGCCACCGGCACAGCGAACGCCTCCTACGCGCACGCCTGGCTCGGCGACAACGATCTGCCCTTCGTGGACGCGGCTTTCGTCGCCGTCGCGTCCGGCTACGCGGGCGAGACGGCCGCTGACCGCATCACGCGGCTGGCCGCCGAGGAGGGCATCCCGCTGATGCTCACCGGCG